CGCATAGCTGCTACATGGGTTAGCGGACGGAGGTAGGGGAGGGTAAAATGTTTAATGTGTCAGATATGATAGATAAAAAGCTTGCTAACGGTATGTATCATCTCGGGGCTTTAAATTCGCTTACCAATGCCAACGCAAGCACAAGCTATCACGCTTCCATGGCTGGCTTCAATTACAGAGAGCACACCCAAACATTCCATGACCCATCTACAGGGGGTCAGGTCGGCACCCTCAAGAACCCTCCCGTAGCGTACCGTTTGTATCTATGGTGGCAGCGTCTTAAAAAGCGGGGTGCAGAGCTGGGCGAAGATGGCATGGATTACGCTGAATGGTCAGAGTGGTCTGATCAACTGGATGCGTTTAAGAAGGATGCGAGATGAATCAGCAAAAGTTCACAGGCGAAATGAACTACATCACAAGGTGCCTTATTGATGAGGAGAACCGCAAAGCCTACAAAGAGTCATTGCGGGAAATGTATGGCTTCAAGGGTTCCGTTTGGATTCAGGATATGAAGAAGGATGTGAGATGATCCCGCAGAATAAACTGTAAGATTGCAATCCATCCTTACATAAAGTAAGCTAAGATCAACCCGGAGACGATCGCACTATGGCCGATGAGCTGTCAGACAATGCTGTTAGCGACCTGCGCGTGACCTTTGTTCAGGTTAACGATGGATGGGATCGGTACAAGGCAAAACGTGGTTATGGCGTGATTGACGATGTGATAAAGTGCGTCACGCCTTTGCGACATGTTTCTAGCGACGATTTGGTGCTTAACCTTTCGACTGATGCTATGGAAAAGCTGCTCACTGAGCTTAACCGTAGAAAGTCGAAGAACGCTGTCGTAACGAAGTTTATGAAGTTGCAGATCCATATCACTGACCAGTCTGGATACGCTGTTGAGGTTAAAGAGGTAGGCCATGAGTGACGTTCCCGCCCGGCCCATTGGTCGGCCTACTTTGTACAGGCCAGAGTATTGCGACTTGATCGTAAGCCACATGGCAGAGGGGGCAAGCATCACGTCATTTGCCGCTGAGATTGATGTGTCTCGGGCTACGATCAACGTATGGGCAGATCAGCACCCTGAGTTTTTAGACGCGCTTACGAGAGCAAAGGCCAAATGCCTCGCTTGGTGGGAGAGAGTTGGTCGCGCTGCTGCCGTTGATGGCAAGGGTTCGTCTACCATGATTGTCTTTGGGTTGAAGAACATGGGCCGAGACGATTGGCAGGATAAGACGGAGACGCAGCACTCGGGGGAGGTTGCGATCACCAATGTCAATCGGACCATCATCGATCCGAAGGGAGCCTGACAGGTAGTGCCTTCCCGTTCAGTCAATATTCCTACGGCTCGGGTGTTCATGCCCTTGCTTGCGCCTGCTCGATACAAGGGTGCATGGGGCGGACGTGGATCGGGTAAGTCGCATTTCTTTGCCGAGAAGCTGATTGATGATGCCTTGTGCGAGAAGGGCCTGACTGCGGTCTGCATCCGTGAGGTACAAAAGACCCTCAAGACATCTTCCAAGCTGCTGATCGAGAACAAGCTCCAGGATCTGCGGCTGGGCGAGGCAGATGGATTCAAGGTATTCCGTGAGGTGATTCAGACGCCGGGAGATGGACAGATCATCTTCCAGGGTATGCAGGATCATACGGCAGAGTCCATCAAGTCCCTCGAAGGCTTCAAGCGTGCCTGGTGCGAGGAAGCGCAGACCATCAGCGCGAACAGCCTCATGCTTCTCCGTCCGACCATTCGCGCGCCGGGTTCCGAGTTGTGGTTTAGCTGGAATGCCCGACGCAAGAGTGATCCGGTTGACCTGATGCTGCGCGGTGACGAACTGCCCACTGGCGCTGTGGTGGTTCATGCAAGCTGGCGGGATAATCCGTGGTTTACAGGTGAGCTTGAGCAAGAGCGTCTGGACTGTATGAGATCCGAACCCGATCAGTACGATCATGTCTGGGAAGGCGGATACTTGTCGATCGCGTCCGGTGCGTATTTCGCCAAGCAGCTTGCCACGGCCCGTGCCGAGAATCGCATCGGCAAGGTTGCCGCTGATCCTCTCATGACGCTTCGCGCTGTGTGGGACATTGGCGGCACTGGAGCCAAGGCTGACGCGACGGCCATCTGGATCGTTCAGTATGTCGGCCGGGAAATCCGCTTCCTGGATTACTATGAGGCATCCGGCCAGCCTCTCGCCGCGCACGTTAACTGGTTACGTGACAGCGGTTACGGTAGAGCTTTGTGCGTTCTGCCTCACGACGGCGCTCAACATGACAAGATCCAGCAGACGACGTACGAAGGCGCATTGCGTCAGGCTGGCTTTGACGTGAAGGTCATTCCTAACCAGGGCGCTGGTGCCGCTACTCAACGTATCGAGGCTGCGCGCCGACTGTTCCCGCAGATGTGGATCGATGAGGTCAAGTGTGCCGGTGGGCTTGAAGCTATCGGCTGGTATCATGAAAAGAAAGATCCGAAACGTAATATCGGCCTTGGTCCAGAACACGACTGGTCCTCACACGGGTCGGATGCATTTGCTTTGGCCGCTGTAGATTACCAGCCGCCTACACAGTCCCGTAAGATCACCTATACCGCAAGAGGAGTTGTATGATGGCCGACGATCCTGACGCTGTAGTCAACATCGCCGCAGAGCTTCGTGGAGCAATGTGGACGCTGTACGCCATTCCCGAGGGCGAACATACTGACGCTGACCGGCTTAATCTTGGGTCTGGCGTGTCACGCTCTGGTATTATGTTCCCAACCCGGCTATTGAAGCAGTTCTGGGATCAGCAGCAGGAGAAGACAGATGGGTGATTATGATAGGCACTCGTTTAATCAGGAGGTATATGCAAAAATCCTTCCTGAGACTGTGATCCCTTCCAGTATCAATTCTGAGCATGACCGAGATATTAGAAAATATGCTCTTGAAATGGCTGCGAAGAATGCAAAAACTACAGAATCATTGGTAAGTGAAGCCCGCAAAATCGAACATTATATTCTATTTGGTGTAACTGAGTGATGGACAACGAGAGCGGCACCGGCCTGTCCGAAGAAGCGGAAGCCGAACTTATCAACTTCCTCACGATCGAGGCTGAAAACGCTCACGATACTGAGTTGGATGATCGGCGCGCGTCTGCCATCGCTGCGTACAACGGCGAACGCTATGGGGATGAGATCGAGGGCCGCTCTCAGGTTGTAACCCGTGACGTGTCCGAAGTGATCGACCACATGCTTACGGGCATTCTTGGTACGATTATGGCTGGCGGCAAGGCTGTGGAGTTCGAGACGGAGCCGCAGCAGGTTCCCGGTCCGCCTGGTCCCGATGGCCAGCCTGTCATGCAGGAAGTGAACTACGGCGAGCAGGCCACCAAGGCTATCCAGTACTGGTTCTTCCGTAAGCAGAATGGTTACCGCATCCTGCACGACACGATGAAGGCAGCACTGCTGGAGAAGACTGGCATTGCCAAGACGTATGCCGAACCCCGCAAGGCTGTTGAGCGCACGGTTCAGGTTCCCGCTGGCATGTTGGACTGGACCGAGGCAGAACCGACGTTGCAGGGTATGCCGATCGTAAGCGCCGAGCCTATGGATGAGATGGTCGATGGCTTAGAGCCTGACCCTATGGCGCTGTGGAACGTAACGATCAGCGAGCCTCAGCGCCCGTTGGTTCGGGATGAAGCCGTGCCTAACGAATGGTTCTTGGTGTCGCCTGACACAGTAGATCTGGATGAATCGCCTTACGTTGGTCAATGCACGCCCAAGACGCTGAGCCAGATGGTTGCGATGGGTTATCCGATCGACCGGCTGAAAGAGATTTGGGATAACGCTCCCGGCGATACGGTTGTGGAATCCGCCCGTGACAGCGCCCGGTCCAAGACCCGCCAATCGATCGGTCAACGTCGTGGTGCTGCACGTCAGCTATGGTTCTATGAGGAATACCCTCTTTATGATCTGGATGGAGATGGTGTCGCCGAGCGGTTGTGTGTGCATCGCATTGGCCGCCATGTCCTGAACATCGTTACGGTAGATGAGCAGCCTTATAGCGGTGGGTCGCCTATCCCTATGCCGCATCGGTTTGTCGGTGAGTCTGTCGCTGACAAGACGATGGACATTCAGCGAATGCGATCCGTGCTGTGGCGTCAGGGTTTCGACAGCATCTACCAGAGCAACGCGCCTCGGCTGCTTGTGCCGATCGAGGGCGTGACGGATGACA